GCCAAGACCCGTATGCGTGCACTGGAGCTTCTAGGTAAGATATCAGATGTAGGATTGTTCACAGAGAAGTCAGAAGTCACTATAACGCACCAGACAACAGACGATATCAAAGAAAAACTCCGTGCAAAACTAGCGAAGATCGTGAACCCTGAAGAAGAAATAGAGGATGCTACGGTTATAGATGACTCCCCATTGGATGTTGACTCTATTTTGGGTGAGTTTGATGATGACTGAGGCGCAAACCTTTGAGGATGTGGATGTAGACCATCTACTTAATAACCTAGACTCGTTTTCTGACGAAGAAATCCTTGAAATCGACCGTATGGTTGACGAATTACACAACCGTAAGGCGAACAAAGTAGCATATGACGACCTTATAGAGTTTTGTAAGCGTATGATGCCTGACTTTATAGTTGGTAAACACCACCGTATACTGGCTAATATGCTCATGGGCATTGAAAGAGGGGATAAAGACCGTATTTGCGTCAATATTCCACCTCGTCACGGCAAATCTCAGCTTGTTTCCATCTTCTTCCCCGCTTGGTTTCTTGGTCGTAACCCCGGTAAGAAGGTTATGATGGTGTCACACACCACAGATTTGGCGGTGGACTTCGGTCGGAAGGTCAGAAACCTTATATCTACGGATGATTACCTATCAATCTTCCCCACAGTGCGCCTTGCGCAAGATAGTAAGTCGGCTGGGCGGTGGAATACCAACGTAGGAGGCGAATATTATGCGTGCGGTATTGGGTCTGCTCTTGCTGGGCGGGGTGCTGACCTCCTCTTGGTTGATGATCCCCACTCTGAACAAGATGTTATCAACGGGAACTTTGAAGTCTTTGAAAAAGCCTACGAGTGGTTCACCTTCGGTGCGCGAACACGTCTAATGCCCGGTGGGCGGGTAGCAATTATCCAGACACGGTGGCATATGGACGACCTTACAGGCCGTGTGACGCGTGATATGACGAATAATAAGCTGTCAGACCAGTATGAGGTGGTAGAGTTTCCCGCTATACTAGAAATACAGAGTAAAAAGACCGCAGAAGTTGTACATAAACCTCTGTGGCCTGAGTTTTTCGATATGCAGGCGTTAGAACGTACAAAAGCGTCCATGCCCGTGTTCCAATGGAACGCACAATACCAACAACAGCCCACCGCAGAAGAAGCCGCGATTGTAAAACGTGAGTGGTGGCAGGAGTGGACGGGTGAGAACCCCCCTTCGTGCGAATATATCATAATGTCGCTTGATGCAGCCGCCGAAAAGCACAATCGCGCAGACTACACAGCGCTTACTACATGGGGTGTTTTCTTGAACGAGGAAGAGAGCGCCTATCATATAATACTGCTCAATAGTATAAAGGAACGTTTGGAGTTCCCTGAGCTTAAACAACTAGCGATGGATGAGTACAGGGATTGGGAGCCAGATTCGTTCATAGTGGAGAAGAAAAGCTCTGGCGCTGCCCTCTATCAGGAGATGCGGCGTACTGGATTGCCTGTTTCCGAGTATACCCCGCATAGAGGCTCGGGCGATAAAATGGCTAGATTAAATTCTGTGGCTGACATAATAGCTTCTGGTATGGTATGGATACCTCAGACCCGCTGGGCTGAAGAAGTCGTAGAGGAGATCGCAGGGTTTCCTTTTATGAGTCATGATGATCTTGTTGACTCGACTGTTATGGCATTGATGCGGTTTAGACAGGGCGGCTTTATACGTTTGCCCACCGATGAACCAGAAGAACCACGGTACTGGAGACGGCGTAGCGGTGGATTTTATTGAGAGGGCTTACAATGGCTGTTGAAAAAGGACTATACTCTGCCCCGCTAGGGATGGATGAAGACATTACCGATATGGAAGAGATGGAGATCCCTGATCTGGAGATTGAAATTCTTGACCCCGAGGCTGTAACCCTATCCGATGGGGGTATGGAGATAACCATAATTCCCGGTACAGAGGGGGATTTTACTGAGTTTGGTGGTAACCTAGCGGAAACTATGGACGACCGTGATCTAGCCTCTCTGGCGGATGACCTCATGGGTCAAGTACAGTCTGACATAGATAGTCGCAAAGATTGGGCGGATACATTCGTTAAGGGTTTAGACGTGCTGGGCTTCAAGTATGAAGAACGCACAGACCCATGGGAAGGCGCGTGTGGCGTGTTCTCTACCGTGCTTGCCGAGGCCGCGATACGGTTCCAAGCAGAAACAATGTCTGAAACGTTCCCCGCTGCGGGGCCAGTAAAGACAAAAATCCTTGGGGAAGAAACCAAGGAGAAGGAAGAAGCCGCTGCACGGGTTAAGGCAGATATGAACTATGAGCTTACCGAGCGCATGGTAGAGTACCGCCCCGAGCACGAACGCATGTTGTATAGCCTTGGATTGGCTGGATCAGCGTTTAAAAAGGTGTATTTTGACCCAAATCTAGGCCGTCAAGCGGCTGTGTATATCTCCGCAGAAGATGTAATTGTGCCTTACGGCGCGTCAAATATTGAGGCTGCAGAGCGTGTTACGCACATTATGCGTAAGACAAAGAACGATTTGAAGAAGTTACAGGCTGGCGGGTTTTACAAGGATATTGATCTTGGGGAACCTGAAGCGTTTCACACTGACATAGAAGAGAAGAAGGCGGAAGATGGGGGGTATTCACTAACCAACGATGACCGCTACGCTATCTATGAGATCCACGCTGACCTTTTGATCGAGGGTATAGACGATGACGACGGGATTGCTCGACCCTATGTCGTCACGATTGAGCGTGGTAGTGGCGAGGTGCTGGCGGTCCGTAGGAATTACGAGGAGGGTGACCCCTTAACCCTCAAGCGTCAGCACTTCGTCCATTACGTATACGTGCCGGGGTTTGGGTTCTACGGGCTTGGCCTCATACACATCATTGGTGGTTACGCTAAAGCAGGAACTTCCTTGATACGACAGCTTGTTGACGCGGGCACCCTATCGAATCTCCCCGGTGGGTTGAAGTCGCGTGGGTTGCGTATCAAGGGAGACGATACACCGATAGAACCGGGTGAGTTTAAGGATGTTGACGTGCCGTCAGGTAGCATCCGTGACAACATCATGCCTCTCCCGTACAAGGAACCTAGCCAGACCCTTCTTGCCCTCTTGAATCAGATTACAACAGAAGGACGTAGGCTAGGCGCTATTAGTGACATGAACATCTCGGACATGTCGGCTAACGCCCCCGTTGGGACCACACTGGCCCTGCTAGAGCGTACTCTGAAGCCTATGGCTGCGGTACAGGCGCGTGTACACTATACTATGAAGCAGGAGTTTAAGCTCCTCAAGGCTATCATGGCCGAGTATGCGCCCGCAGAGTACACATACGTGCCCGTGAGAGGCGAAGTGTCCGCCAAGCAGGCTGACTACATGATGGTCGATGTGATCCCTGTGAGCGATCCTAACAACTCTACGATGGCACAGCGCGTGGTACAGTACCAAACTGTGCTACAGATGTCTGAGAAGGCACCGCAGATATATGACCTGCCGCAGTTACATCGCCAGATGATTGAGGTGTTGGGGGTCAAGAACGCGGATAAGCTAGTACCTACGAAGGACGATGCGAAGCCAGCGGACCCAATCAGCGAGAACATGGATGCGTTGATTGGTAAACCGATGAAGGCGTTTATCTACCAAGACCACCAAGCGCATATCACTACTCACACATCGTTTATGCAAGACCCGATGATAGCACAGATGATCGGGCAGAACCCACAGGCAAAACAGATTATGGCGTCTCTGCAGGCCCATATTGCCGAACATCTTGGATTCCAGTATCGCCAGCAGATAGAAGAGAAGCTGGGCGCACCACTACCCGCTCCGAACGAGGAGCTGCCAGAAGATATGGAAGTACAACTGTCACGTCTGGTTGCGGACGCGGGCAAGCAGCTTACTCAAGCACATCAGCAGCAAGCAGCGCAGCAGAAGGCTCAACAACAGCAGCAAGACCCAATCATACAGATGAAGCAGGCAGAACTGCAGGTCAAACAGCAAGAGCAGCAGCGTAAGATGGCTAAAGACCAGTCAGACGCTCAACTACGCCAAGAGCAGTTAAATCTGCAGAAGGCCAAAGATGCTTCATCCGCTATGTTAGACGCAGAGCGTGTGAAGATAGAACAAGCTGAACTAGCGATAGAAGCTGAAGAGAAGGGTGTTAAGCTGGAACAAGTTAGCCGTGCCGAACGCAACAAGATGAACCTTGAAGCCGCACGCATGATGCGCCCTACGCAAAAACCCAAAAAGGAGTCATAATACACTATGGCAAAAACCGTCTTTGACGTGCTGAAAGATAGAATCGACGGTGATATATCGTCTGCACAGAGTTTCCTAACCGCAGGGTCACCTAAAGACTATGCAAATTATAGGGAAGTTGTTGGCTTAATTCGAGGTCTCGAAGCCAGCAAATCTTACATTGAAGACCTTGCGAAAAACTATATGGAAAACGATGATGACTGAAGCAGCAGTTAAAATCAGCGATGCTGAACTGGAGTTACAACTCCCAAAACCCGTAGGCTACCGTGTACTCGTAGCACTACCGCAACCAGAAGAAACCATATCGGGAACTTCTATTATTAAGACAGATACTGCCAAAACCCAAGATCACATCATGTCTATCATTGGACTTGTTGTAGACATGGGTGACCAAGCATACGGGGATGAAGAGCGGTTCCCGACTGGGCCTTGGTGTAAAGAAGGTGACTTTGTGATGTTCCGTATGAACTCGGGCACACGGTTCACTATTGGTGGTATTGAGTATCGGCTAATGAATGATGA